CCTTGGCTCCTTCGAGCCCGGCAGCACCACCGACACCACCACCGAGCTCGAGGCCTCCTACCTCAAGCTGGTGGTGGGCGGAAAGGAGCTCGTGGAGATCGACAAGTACAACTACATCGCCAAGTTCAACGGCGCCGACGCCCTCCAGAGCGTCCGTGCCGACCTTGGCCTGAGCTAGTCCGCATCCGGCGGGGATAGCGCGTGCCTGCGCGCGACAAGGGGAGCCCGAGACTCCGCCCCTTCCCCGCCTCCTCTGGAGTCTCGGCATGAAAGGAGTCTCCCCATGAAGTACGAGTTCAAGCGCCCCTACAAGTTTGAGGATGCCGAGTTCACTGAGCTTGAAGTGCCCGTTGAAGACATGACCGGCGCCCAGTTTCTGGCCGTCAAAAAAGCCTTCGTGAAAGCCAATCCCGGCGCCAATCCCGTTTCCATGGTTTTTGACCAGGAGTTCTGCATCTACCTCATGGCCCGTCTCTGCAAGCAGCCCATCGAGTTTTTCGAGGGCATGCCCGTCAACGAAGTCGTGCCGCTCTGCACGCAGGTGTCTGGTTTTTTGCTGAGCTAGGCCTCGGCGGCGCCGAACCGGAGCGGGAGGTCATGCGTCTCTGCCTCTCTCTGGCCGGCGCCGACACCGCCACCGGCGCCCTCGAGTGGTGGCGGACGCCGATTGCCGAGGTGCGGACCTGGGCCGAAGTGCAGGGTGTGGAGCTCGAGCGGAAGCAGAAAGAGATGGAGCGGAAGATGAGGAGCCGGAGGTAGACCATGGCGAAAACCTACGAAATCGCATTTGCGCTGGCCGCCAATACGGCATCATTCTCTGCCAATTTCAAGGCGGCATCCCGCACTGTCGCCCGCCTGCAGGAGTCCTTCAGGAGCTTAGAGGGCGCGGCAAGACAGCTTGGCGCCCTCCAGGCTGCACGCCAGAAGGTCATGGAGTCCGGCAAGGCCTATAAGGAGGCCGCCGCGAACGTGGCCAGGCTCCAGCAGGCCATGTCTGCCTGCGAGAGGCCAACGCGGGCCCAGCAGACTGCCCTCGAGCGCGCCCAGGCTTCTGCCAACCGGGCCAAGGAAGCCTGGCAGAGAAACATCACGAAGATGCGGGAAATGGCGGTCGCCGCCAATGCGGCCGGCCAGCCTATCCGCGCCCTCGCGCAGAGGGAAAACGAGCTCACCCAGGCGGCTAACCGCACGGCGCAGGCTCTCCAGCGCCAGCAGGCCGCCGAGGCTCGTCTTGGCAGGGCCAAGGCCGGCGTGGCCGCTAATGCGCCCTATGCCCAGCAGGCGGGTGCGGCCGTCGGCTCCGGCCTCATGGCTGCCATGACCGACGGCGCTTCCCTCGAAAGGCAGCTCTCCCAGGTGCAGGCCATTTCCCGCGCCAGCGCGGACGAGATGGCCCGCTACGAGGCGCAAGCCCTCCAGCTTGGCGCATCGACCAAGTACACGTCTACGCAGGTTGCCCAGGGCATGCAGTATCTGGCCATGGCCGGTTTCAAGACCAACGAGGTTCTGGCCGCCATGCCGGGCATGCTCAATCTGGCGTCCGCCGGCGCAATTGACCTGGGCCGGGCGGCCGACATTTCGAGCAACATCCTGTCTGCCTTCGGCCTCCAGACGGCGGAGATCGACCGCGTGGGCGACGTGCTGACAAACACTTTCCAGCGCAGCAACACCACGCTCGAGACTCTGTCCGATACCATGAAATACTGCGCCCCGGTGGCCAAGCAGTTTGGCCTGAGCCTCGAGCAGACGGCGGCCTATGCCGGCATCCTCGGCAGCAACGGCATCGACGCCTCCATGGCCGGCACGGCCCTGCGCGGCATCATGGTGCGCCTGACCAAGCAGCCTAAGCAAGCCGCAACGGCGCTCAAGGAGCTTGGCGTCAAGATCTATGACGCCAAAGGCAATTTCAAGAGCCTTGAGCAGATCATGGTCGAGGTAGCTCAGGCGCAGGACAAGCTCGGGCTCACCGAATTTGGCAAGGCGAAGTCGGCGGCGATGCTGTTCGGCACCGAAGCCCTGGCGGCCGGCCAGGTGCTTCTGGACAACGCCCGTTCCGGCAAGCTGCAGGAAATGATCGCCGGACAGTACGAGCGCGGGACGGCCGAGGCTACGGCGAAGGTCCAGGAAGGCAATCTCATCGGCGACATCACCAAGCTGACGTCCGCCATGTCGGGTCTCAGCCAGACGCTCTACAAGAGCGTCAACGGCTCCCTGCGCGAAACTATCCAGCATGTCACCGACCTGGTTGGCAGGCTCAACACGTGGCTGCAGGCGAACCCCGAGGTCGCGCGCACCATCGTTCTCGTGGCCGGCGGCATTGCCGCCTTTGCGGCGGCGATCCTGCCCTGCATCGTTGCCGTCAAGACGATCAGCTTCGCCGTTGCCGCGCTGCAGGCCGGGTTTATGCTCCTGGCATCGCCCATGGGCCTCATCGTTGTGGCCATCATGGCCCTCGTGGCCGCAGGCATCTACCTCTACACCCACTGGGAGCAGGTGAGCGCCTGGGCGTCACGGACGTGGAGTGCCATAAGCGTGGCGATCAGCATCTTCTGCATCGAGGCCGGGCAGTGGCTGCACCAGACATGGGACGGCATCGCCACATGGTTCCAGGGCGTTTGGGACGGCGTCAAAGCCGTCTTCCAAGGCGTGCTTGCCTTCGTCATCGGCACATTCCAGGCAGGCTGGAGCGCCGCATGGAGCGCCGTTTCCGGCGTGTTCAGCGGTATCTGGAACGGGTTCAAGGGGATTGCCCAGTCTGTTCTGGACTGGATTGCCAACAAGCTCAACAGCGTGATCGGGCTGATTAACAGCTCCATCGAAATGATGAACAAGATCCCCGGCGTTGACATTGGCAAGATCGACCGGATCCCCACGTCTCAGCCCAAGGCCATGGCCGCCGGCGGCATCGTCACCGCGCCAACTTATGCCCTCGTCGGCGAGGCCGGCACTGAGGCAGTCATGCCCCTCGACCGGCTCAGCTCCATGCTGGGCCAGTATGCCCAGCCCGGCCAGGGTGCGCCGGCCGGAGTCACGCTGACCTTCTCGCCCACGATTAACATGTCCGGCGGAGGCTCCGGCGATCCCTACGAAGCGGTGCGGCGCGGGCTCTCTGCCGGCGCCGACGACATCAAGCGGCAGCTCGAGCGCGTCCTCGCGGACCAGCGCCGGCTGTCCTACGCATAGGAGGACGCCATGGCCACGACCATTACGAAGCATGGCGAGACCTGGGACATGGTCAGCTACCGCGTCTATGGCGACGAGCACTGGACTTGGCTCCTGGTAGACGCCAACCGCCATCTGCGCGCAGTGCGCATTTTCTCTGCCGGCGTCCGCCTGACTGTTCCGGCCCTTCCTGAAGAGGCCGCATCCCGCAGCTCCCTGCCCCCGTGGAAGCAGTAGCCATGCCCGATACCGTCCGCCATACCATCGTCTCCGTCCGCATCGACGAGAAGGACGCCTCCGAGCAGGTTGCAAAGGACCTGCTGTCCTTCAGCTACACCGACAAGGAAACGGACGAGGCCGAAGAAGTCACCATCACTCTCAAGGACGAAACTGGCAAGTGGCGGAACAACTGGGCGCCGAAAATGAACGCCAAGCTGAAATGCGACATAGTTACGCTGGAGCCCAAGGATTTGCTCAAGTGCGGCAGGTTCCATGTGGACAGCAGGCGCATCTCCGGCGCCCCTTCCGTCTACGAGTTGCGCGCAACATCCATCCCGCCCGACTCTCCTATCCGGAGAAAGGCGAAGGAAAAAACATGGCAAAAGCAGTCGCTCAAGCAGATTGCCCAGGCCATTGCCGGCGAAAACGGGCTCTCCCTCCTCTGGGACTGCGCCGATGGCGTGGGAACCGAGCCGAGGGAGCAGGCAGACCAGAAACGCGAAAGCGATCTCGTGTTCCTGCAAAAGCTCTGCAAGGAAGAGGGTGCAAATCTCAAGCTGACTGACGGCAAGCTCGTTATATTCGACCAGAAAAGCTACGAAAAGAAAGATCCTGTCATGACGGTCACCCTGGGTTCTTCAGATGTGCTCAAATGGGAATTTTCGCAGGAGCTTTCCGACGCATACAAGTCAGTGACCGTCACCTACAGAGATCCTGCAAAGAAGGTCAAGGGCCACGCCGCCCAGAAGCGTAAGGAATCCCCGGCCGCTTCCGGCGTTGACGAAGACGACCTTGAAAACATGGACGATGACGATCGCCAGGACGCTCAGGAGAATCTGTAATGGGACGCATGTTCGACAACAACTTCGAGAAGCTCGGCGGAAAAAAGACGAAGGCCAAGAGCGGAAAGCAGAAGGCCAAGTCAAACCCGGCAGTCATCTCCTACACCGCCGTGGATCCGGACGCTCCTGAGAACGCGCAGGAGTTTGAGCTGAAGAAGCGCGTGAAGTCGCAGGCCGAAGCAAAGCGCCTTGCAGAGGCGAAGCTGCGCGAGCTGAATGCAAAAGTCATGACTGGAAGCATGACGCTGGTTGGCAGCGTGAAGGCCTGTGCAGGAACAGTGATTGAAATTAAGGGATTCGGCAGCTTTGATGGGCGTTTTGTCATTGAGGAAGCACGGCATTCAGTCGGCAGTTCCGGCTACACAACAGACATCCGCCTTCGGCGGGTGAACATGGACTACTAGGATGAGGCTCGATTTTAAGCAGGACGATGAAACCGACCGCCAGCTCAGCATGGTGATCCGCGTCGGCGAGGTGACGGCCACCAATCCAGCCGCCCACAAGGTCAACGTGACCTTCGACGACGACGACAGCCAGACAAGCGGCGAGCTCCCCGTCATTGTGCCCAACACCCTGGAGAACCATGACCACGCCCTCCCCGACGTGGGCGAGGACGTGCTGTGCATCTTTCTCCCCACCGGCACCGAGGAGGGCTTCGTCCTGGGATCCTTCTACGCTGGCAACGTGGCGGATCCGGAGAGCTCCCAGGACGTCCGCGCCACGAAGTTTCAGGACGATACCCGCATCGCCTACGACCGGTCGAGCCACACCTACACTATCGACATAGACGGCACGCACATCAAGGCGGACCAGCAGAAAATCGAGATGGAAAGTCCCCAGCAGATCCACCTCACAACGAACCGGCTGCTGCTGACCATCGGCGGCACCACCATGACGCTGACTGGTTCCTCTGCCCAGATTGACACGAGCAACATCACTTTCAAAGGAAACATGGACGTGACAGGCACTCTGCACACAAGCGGCAACATCTCTACCGCCGGAGGCGTCAACGCCACTGGCGCAGTCCATGGGAGCAACATCTAATGGGCGCAATTGGAGTTCTAGGGTATCTGCCGTTTGTCTGCTCCGACAGCGTGGTGAACACCTTCCACGCCATGAGCCAGGAGCACGGCGAAAACTACGCCGAGCACAAGGTTATCGGCGGCAGGCCGGTGCTCGAATGGGTGGGCCGGAATGCGTCCACGTTTTCCATCGAGATGCGTCTGGACTCCAGCCTCGGCACCATGCCCAGCGTGGTGATTGCCGGCCTCAAGAAGATGCTGCAGGCGCACAAGCCGGTGCCTCTGCTCGTGGGCCCGCAATACTGCGGCCAGGTTGTCCTTGAGGGCGTCAGCGTCACCGGCGAGCACTGGACAGGCATGGGCGTCCTGCAGGTGGCCACCGTCAGCGTCAAGCTCAAGGGGGTCAGCGATGGATTCTTCTAGGTTCCTGGTTTCCGCCGGCACGGCCGTGGACTTCTGCCCCGCCACCGTTGCGGCAGAGGTTGTCCAGAACGTGCGCACCATCCTGGCCACCCGCGTTGGCACGGTGCCCCTCGATCGGGCGTTCGGCACGGAATGGGACATGGTGGACAGGCCCCTGCCCGTTGCCCAGCAGCTCACCCGCGCCGCCTTTTTCGACGCGGTGCAGAGCTACGAGCCCCGCGCCGTCATCGAGAAAATCGAGTTCCGCGAGGACGCCGAGGGCGCCATGGACGGCAGCCTCGTCCCCGAGCTGACAATCACCCTGGCCGACGGCGTGGACGGCGCCGCCGCGACCGTGCAGGAGGACTAGACATGGCCGAGACTTTGCCCCGCTTCGGGCTCCCCGAGGTCAGCTTTCTGGATACGGACGCCAGCGTCATCGAGGCCGGCATTGTCGCCGGCTACGAGACGGCTGCCAAAAGGTCCCTGGCCGCCGGCGATCCGGTCCGGCTCTTCCTGCTGACGATCGCCGCCGAAATCGCCCAGCTGCGCGCCGAAGTCAACATCAGCGCGCAGCAGAACATCCTGTCCTATGCGCAGGGCGAGTATCTGGACGCCCTCGGCAGCTACTTCGGCGTGACGCGCCTGCCTGCCAGCAAGGCCAGGACCACGCTCCGCTACACGCTCAGCGCGGCGCTGCAGGATCCCGTGGTCATCCCTGCCGGCAGCCAGGTGGCCAACGGTCAGATCACCTTCGAGACGGATGCCGAGGCCAGCGTGCCTGCCGGCGACCTCTACGTTGACGTGCCCGCCACCTGCACCACCGCCGGCGCTTCCGGCAACGGCTGGCTCCCCGGCCAGCTCAACGCCATGGTCGAGCCGATCGCCTACGTGGCCGAGGTGGCCAACACGACAACCTCTGCCGACGGCGGAGACGAGGAGGACGATGCCAGCCTGGCAGAGCGCATCAAGCTGGCTCCGAATTCTTTCAGCACTGCTGGCCCCAGGCGCGCCTACGAGTACCACACTTACAGCGCTTCGGCGGCAATCACGGACGTGGCCGTTGACAGCCCTACGCCCGGCCTCGTCAACATCTACATCCTGGCGCAGGGAGGCACCCTGCCCTCCCAGGAGCTCGTGGACGCTACTGCGGAATACCTTTCCGCAGAGGACAGGCGCCCCCTCACCGACGAGCTCCACGTCTACGCGCCCACCGCGACCGAGTTCGGCGTGGTGCTCAAATACTACATTTCGGTGGAGCGCCAGGCTGAAATCGAAACCATCCGGGCGAACGTGGACAAGGCCGTTGCCGACTACGTCGAGTGGCAGACAAAGCGCATCGGGCGCGACATCGTGCCCGACAAGCTGGTGCAGCTCGTGGTTGAGGCCGGCGCCTGGCGCGTAGACGGCGCCACTCTCGAGCCTGAGTACGCCGCCGTTGACCTTGCCCACGTGGCCCAGTGCACGGGCGTGAGCGTCACCTACATGGGGCTGGCCAATGAGTAAGCCTTTCCACACCCTTGCCGACATCGTCCCGGAGTCCATCGGACGGGATGCCGGCGTCAAGGCCTGCATCCGGGGCATCGATCCCTATCTGCGCGCCGTGGCCTCCGCCCGCGACGTGCCCGCGATCCTCTACCGCCTCGGCGATCTGACGTCCGCGCAGATGGACCACCTGGCCCGCCAGATGGACGTGGACGTCTGGCGCGACTCCTGGAGCGCTGAGCAGAAGCGCGCGATGCTGCTGGCGTCCTACGAGGTCAAGCGGCACGCGGGCACCGTTGGCGCCGTCCGGACCATCCTGCGCGCGCTGTCCGCAACGGTCATGCTCAAGGAATGGTGGGAGCTCTCCCCCAAGGGCACGCCCCATACGTTCACGCTGACCTGCGTTGCGTCTCCTGCCTCCGGCAACTCGACTCTCACCGACGAGGAGCAGGAGGATCTGGTCCGCGCCATAGACAGGGCCAAGCCCGTGCGCAGCCACTACGAGCTCGTCATCGCCACCGCGCATGCGGGAGGCATCAATCTTTCCGGCAACTACCGGCACGCCGTGCAGGCGCGCATCCACAACCTGTAGGAGCTGAGCCATGGCAAATCTCATCGTCACCAACGGCGGCATCGCCGCAATCCGCAACGCCCAGGCCACCGGCACCAACGCCGTGAGCATCGCAAGCGTCCGCATCGGCTCCGGGCAGTGGACGCCCACCGGCGCGGCAACCGCCCTCAAGACGCCGATCAAAACCTATACCGCCATCGCCGGCGGGGCGGTGGGCGACAACATTATCCACGTGGAGGCCATGGACGAAAGCACGGATGCCTTCACAGCATACGAGATCGGCGTGTACCTGGCTGACGGCACCCTGCTGGCCGTGGCGAGCTCGACTACGGCCATCCTGACGAAGGCGGCGTCCGCCCAGGCCATGCTGGCCGTCGACCTCGTGATCGCCGATGCCAGCAGCGTGCAGTTCGTCTTTCCGAGCGCCACCTTTTCGGTGCCTCCTGCCACCACTACCATCCAGGGCGTGGTGGAGCTGGCCACGGATGCCGAAGCTTTGGCCGGCACGGATGCCGTGCGGGCCATTACGCCCAAGACGCTCAAGACGGTGGCCGACACCAAGGCACCCGTCAACCATGCCAGCAATGCCACGATCTATGGCGTGGCCTCCGGCGCCAACTATGGCCACAGCAGGCTGAGCGACAGCATCTCCTCGACCTCCAGCGCGTCCGGAGGCGTTTCCGCTACGCCGAAGGCCGTGAAGGATGCCAAGGAGGCGGCGATCGCGGCCGCCGAGCAGGCCGACACCGCCAAGGTGGCGAAAGCCGGCGACACCGTCACCGGCGCCATCCACAGCACCTGCGGTAAGGCGAACACCAGCGGAGCCGTGGAGCAGTTCGGTGGCGAGATGGCCGGCAGCGACAAGTGGCGCCTCGCCGCAGGCGCCACGGCCTCGGATTCCGGCTACGTTGCCCTGGACACCGCCGACAACGGCAGCGAGCCGATCCTGGTGCGCCAGTACTCCGGCAATTTCGCGACGCTTGTGCGCCAGGTGGCCCTGCTCGACGGCTCCGGCAAGACCAGCTTCCCTGTCCAGGTGACCTGTCCCTCCTTCGTCGGCGCTTTGACCGGCAACGCGGATACGGCAACAAAGCTCAGGACGGCGCGCGCCATCACGGTCAAGGACAACAGCCAGACCAACGCCGGTCCTGCCCAGAACTTCGACGGTTCCGGCAACATTACCCTGCGCCTGCCTGCCACCATCAAGGGCTCCCTTGACGGCAACGCCGCCACGGCCACGCTGGCGACCAGGGCGCAGAAGGACGCCAACGGCTCCCAGATCGACACCACCTACCTCAAGCGCGCCGGTGGGACGGTCACGGGCACGCTCATCCTGAGCAGGACAACCGACCTCTCCGGCACGGCGAACAACAAGCCTGCGCTGATCATCGGCGGCACCGATGCCCAGGCCCACATCGAAATCGACAACAACGAAATCCAGGCAAAGGCGAACGGCACAAGCGTCGGCGCCCTCTACCTCCAGCCGGACGGCGGCGTCTGCAACGTCAACGGCAAGCGCGTTGTCAGGGGCACCGGCGGCGGCAACACCAAGCACGTCTACGTAGACGGCGACGGCAACATCGTTGCCTCCAACGCCACGGTCGGCGGGACGGCGCAGGGCGTCTACCTGAGCGGAGGCGCCATCACCAAAATGTCCGGCACCGTGGGCGGAGCGAATCAGCCGACCTTCCTTAGCGGTGGCGTCATCAAGGCCTGCAACAACTACAACACGATCAGCATGGTGCCCGCTGGTGGCTGGGAGGGCAGGAAAAACGGCGTGACGTACACGGCGGGCTCCAACGGATGGGTGTACGGCCGCAATTCAAAACACCAGACGTGCGGAACAACGACAAAGCTCAGAGTTCATGGAATTGACTACTGGCTGCAGTCGTCTTCCTACGGAAAAGGATCGTGCGCCAATGACCAGACAGTTATTGTACCAGTCAAAAAGGGCCAAACATATATAGCATACAATCTTGATTCTTGTGGCTTTATAAGCGCAGGCTAAACCAATGAACGGCAGGCACACGCTCATCGCAGGCCCTCCGGCATCTGGCAAGTCTACGCTTGCCAGATTGCTGGGAGAAGGCGTCTTAGAGTTTGATTCAATAGCACGGCAATTTGGTTCATACGAAGAGCTTTACGAGGAAAGGGAGCTGGCAGTCAGGATATTCCATCTTAAATCAATTTTTTGTGGCTATAAAACAATAGTTGATACGTTTCATACAGCAGAATCAAGAAAGGAAACATTGAGTTTTTTCCAAGAAAAACCAGATTTAATCATGGTAGACTGCTCACTTGAAACATGCTTAATGCGCAACACCTCACGCATCAACTCAATGGTGTCGAACGATGAACTAAGGCGTATCTACTTGTCTTTTGAGCCAGCGAGCATTGACGAAGGATTTAACAGTATTTTGATTTATAAATCTGACAACTGATAAAAATGATGCACCGGAGGCAGACAGGATGAAGGCGTATGTTAAAGGTGAAGCTTTTATAGATGGATTGATTTACTTGAAGGTAATAGGCGACAAAATCATGGCGTTTGGAGATCTGCAATCTCTCAATGACGCCGAAGCTAAATACAAAACAGGCAGGCTGTTCGATTATTCCGTTACGCCGGAAGAATGGGAAAGCGCGAACTCCATGGCGCGCATAGTGGAAGGCTCGATTGTCCTTGGTCTTCCGCAGGATTTCATAAGAGAGCAGCAGGCAGAGCTCATCCGGAACGAGCGCTATCTCCGCCTGCGCCAGTGCGACAAGATCAGTCCCATGCGCTGGAATGCCATGACCGAGGCCCAGAGGCACTCGTGGACCGTCTACCGCCAGGCCCTGCTCGACATCCCGCAGCAGCCCGGATTCCCGTGGAACGGCGACCCGGACAGAGTGCCGTGGCCCGTCAAGCCAGAATAACCCAACCCGACAGGAGGACGAAAAATGTCCAAAGTGAACACCGACTACTCGACTACTCCGGAGCTCAACGTGCAGCTCGCGGACGCCTCCCTGCGGGAGGGCGAAACCCGGTTCAAGGACGTGAACAACATCTTCCGCCAGATCATGGCGGACGTCAGGGAAGACTCCGACGAAATCAGAGGCCTGATTTCCGCCGAGTCCACGGCCCGCCAGACGGCCGACGGCACCGCGACCGACGCCATCGCCGGCAAGGTGGGCCTGACCGGCGACGAAAGCATCGCCGGCGTGAAAACCTTCGGCGCTTCTCCCCTGGTGCCGGATCCGTCCGACATGGCCAGCCAGCAGGCGGCCTCCGCGATCTGGGTGCGCGACATGCTCCGCGCCAGGGTCGAGGCCGCGTCCGGCGGGCGCAACACGATAGTGCGCGACGTCTACGACGTTCCGCACGTCATGGTGGTCCTGCCCAAGTTCCTGCTCAGCGACATCGTGGCCACCTGGCCTTCCGAGCCCCACCAGGCCTTCGTCGTCGGCGGCGCCGTCAAGTCTGAGATCCTGATCGGCAAGTATCTGGCATCCCAGTCCTCCGCCGGCCACGTGCTGACCATGGCCCACAAGGAGCCCTGGGCGTCCATCAACTTCGACAACAGCCTGGCGCGCTGCCGCGAGCTCGGCTCCGGCTTCGGGCTGGTGACCAACGCCATGTGGGCGGCCTATGCGCTCTATCTGTGGAAGCTGTTCGGCGGCGCCGACAGCGGCAGCCACGTCTACCACGGCAACAGCAACTACGGGCGCGACTATTCCGACCACTTCCAGCACGGCACCCTCAAGAACGGCGCCTGGAACCACGGCGACACCAGCCTCTCCGACGCGGCCACGCTGACGGGCTCCGGCCCGGTTGAATGGTCCGCCGACGAAACGCCCTGGGGCGTCTGCGACCTCACGGGCAACGTCTGGGAATGGGTCGCGGGCCTGCGTCTCAGCGACGGCGAAATCCAGATCCTGCCGAACAACGACGCCATCCTGTCCACGGCGGACATGGGCGCCAGCTCCACCCAGTGGCGCGCCATTCTGGGCGATCCCGCCAGCGAGGACGACGGCCTGGGCGATCCCGGCGACGAAGGCACGTTCAAGTACGACGGCAGCGTTGCCGACACAAAGACGTCCTTTGTTAACGCCGGCGCATTCCGGCTCAACACTGAGCTGGTGAACCAGAACGACAAGGGTTTCTACCAGAACGCCAACTTCTCCGGTCTGGTAGTTGCAACTGGCGTCACCGCGCCTGAGATGCTCAAGCAGCTGGCCCTCTTCCCGATCGGCTCCGGCGCCGTTCAAGGCACGGTTTTTGCATGCAACAAGGGAGAGCGCCTCGCGTCTCGCGGTGGCGCTTGGGGTGCTGGCCTGGGTGCTGGGCCGTTCGCGCTCCATGTGCATTACCCTCGCACGCCTGCCACTCGCTCTTTCGGCTTCCGCGCCGGCTTTGTTTCCTGAGCCCCTGAGCCCTGAAACCTGAAACCCTGACAGGCGGCCGAAAGGCCGCCTGATCGAAATATTTTTGAAAATGGAGTTCAAAAATGAGCTACCGCTTTAGAAATACCTTCCGCCAGGACGCCTCCACCTTCGTGGAAGACAGGGGCTATCCCTACACCGTTGCCGAGGGTTCGGAACTCTACGGCACGCTTTTTGCAGAGTTCGGGGAGCTCCTCGAGCCCGGGCAGACGGCAGTGCGCGACGCTTCCGGCGACGGCTGGGAGGTCGTGGACGGCTCTCCGCTCCTCGAGGACACCAGGCTCCGCAAACTCGCCGAGCTCCGCAAGCTCTGGCTCAGCGCCGAGGCCTCGGGCACCGTGGCCATGGACGGCGTGGCCTACGACTGCAACGACCGGGCCAACCGCGACATCGCAGGCCTGATCGCCAGCATGGAGGCCTCCGGCGCCGAGACCGTCCAGTTCTGCGCCGCCGACAACAGCTTCCACGCCCTGTCGCTCGCTGACCTCAAGGCCCTCCAGCTGCTTGTCATCGGCCATGCCCAGGCGCTCTACGCCCGCAAATGGGAGCTCCGCACGCTGATCGAGGCGGCCGAGACGTTTGCCGACCTCGACGCCGTGCAGATCAGCTTCGAGGGCGTGTAGCCCCGTGCCCTGGCTCAAGTCAGTCCTGATAGCCCTCGACCAGCTCGCCAACGCGCTGGCCGGGGGCTGGCCGGACGAGACGCTGTCGAGCCGTTGCTGGCGCTGGCACGTCTCCGGCGTCCGCTCGTGGCCATGCAGGGCGCTCGACAGGGCAGCTGGCTGGCTCGGAGATCCCGACCACTGCAGGCGAAGCTGGGAGAGCGAAAGACAGGGACGCCAGCTTCCGCCGGAGCTAAGGCCATGACGCATGCTCTTGCCGCGTCGGCATGGTGCCTCGCCTGCATCGCCCTGGCCCTCCCGTGGCCTATGCTCTTCTGGCTTCCGGCCTTCTACATGGGACGGGAGCACGCCCAGGCCGAAGAGCGCTACATGCGGGCGCGGAACATCAACAGGGCCTCCGCTCCATGGTGGTGCGACCTGGCGCCGTCTGCCTGGACGGCCAAAGGCCTGCTCGACTGGCTCCTGCCTCTCGCAGCGTCGCTTGCGGCATTGATCGGGCAGGCCGTGCTGTGGTAGCCTTCCCTGCTGGAGGACAGCAATGAGCGAGCCAGGCAAGCTGGGCGTGCAGGAAAAATGGGAAGACCTCGCGGAATACCTCTACGGCTCCGTGCTGAGGGACATGCCAAAATCCGAGCGCTTCACCCTGGGCGCGGACATCCGCGCCAATGTCTGGAGCACCCATGCCGCCCTCGTCAAGCTCTCCCTGCGCGCCGGCAGCCGGGCATCCCTGCTCGACACGGTTGACGTGCAGGCCAAGAGCCTCATGGCAATGATCCGCCTCGGCATCCGCGTCGGGGCGATACCGTCAAAGCGCCAGGAACCGGTCGCCAGGATGCTCCAGGAGATCGGCAGGATGATCGGCGGCCTTAAAAAGGTCCGCTGACAGGGGGCGGTTCAGCAGCGTCGCCTCGCGTATCGCGGTGGCAATTGGAATAATGGCCTGGGTGCTGGGCCGTTCGCGCTCAATATGAATAACCCTCGCACGAATGCCAATCGCAATATCGGCTTCCGCGCCGGCTCTCGCTCCAATCATTCGCCAGAAGCCTGCGGGCTACGGCTCTCAGGACGGTGCGCTGGAGCAAAAGGGAGCCGCCTCCCTCCCCTTGCGAACGGGGAAAACAGCAGAATCCCCGCGCCTCAAGTAGCGAAAGCGAACGCGGCGCGGGGAAACCTTTTGGAGGAAGTCCTTGCCCAAGCCCGCCAAGCGCCTATGGCCCAGAGTCCTGGAATGGGACAACCTGCTGGCCGGCGCGAAGGAGGCGTCCAGAGGCAAGCGCTTCCGGCGCGAGGTGCTGGACTTCAACGCTGACCTCGAGCTGAATCTTCTGGATCTGCAGGAACGCCTGGCGTCCGGCCTATGGCGCCCCGGCCCCTACCGCATGCTCGAGGTGCTGGAGCC